CATTCTAAGCATCATACAAAAAAACATATTCAATATATGGTAAACTCAATGAAACGTGGTTCTAGTTTTTCTAAATCACATGTGAACGCACAAAAAAAGGTAGGTAAATAATGCCAAAGGGTAATGGAGAATATTCTGCAGCACAAAAGAAAATAGCTGCTGTTGCTCCACCATATGACAAGATTACTGGAGCTGACTTTAAAAAGTTACGTTCAAATGGTAATCGTAAACCTAAAATGAGCTAATGGCTAAAAGAGTTAGTTGGAAGTGGGGTGGTAAAACTTATTACGGTACTCTTATAAGAGAAACTAAAACACATAAGTTTGCTAGAACTAAAAATGGAAAGATAAAAAAGATTAAGAAATAATGTCACACGCTAATAGGAAAAAAAATTTATTAAAGAAACATGGTTTATCTGGTGTTAACAAACCAAAACGTACACCTAAACATAAAACTAAATCACATATTGTTTTAGCACAAGAAGGACATAATTTAAAGCTAATTAGATTTGGTCAACAAGGTGCAAAGACTGCAGGTAAAAAACAAGATGCTAGGTCTAAAGCAAAAAGAAAATCATTCAAGGCTAGACATGCTAAAAATATTAGGAAGGGAAAAATGTCTGCAGCCTATTGGGCTAATAAGACAAAATGGTAAATGTTGTTTGCGCTGTTCCAGAATGTTCTAATACTCTTCCAAAAGGTCAAAGAAAATTTTGTTCAACTAAATGTAGACAACTTGTTGATAAAAGAAAATCAAGAGCTAAAGAAAAAGGTGAAGTATATTTACTTCCTGAAAAAAAATCTAATACTAAAGCTAAGCAACCTAAAAAACAAACGCAGGCTGAAGATGGAAGAGCTTCTGCGCGTAGAGGACCTAAATACGAAAACTTTGTAGCAGAAGGTATAGTGCATGAAGTTCTTGGTGATGAGATAACAAGAGATGATGCAGCAGATTTATTAAAAGTATCAAAAGCACAGATATCAAGATTTTTATCTGCATATCAAGAAGACTTAGAATATGAAAAAGCACAAGCAGATTGGGAAGTTCCAACTGCAGCAATAGAATCATTAGAAAGTTTTGTTACATTTAGAGAAAGATATTTCTTAACAGAACGTGGTGTGCCTTTTGAAACTGCACCTTTTCATGAAAGATGGATTACATCAATCAATAATTCAATAGAAACAGGTGGACAGTTACTAATACTATCACCCCCAAGACATGGTAAAACAGAACTTCTTATACATTTTGCAATATATCAAATATGTAAAAACCCAAATGTAAGAATCATGTGGGTAGGTGGTAATGAAGATATTGCTAAAAACTCTGTATCTTCTGTATTAGATACTTTAGAATCAAATGCCAGACTAAAAGAAGATTTTTGTGGACCTATGGGTTCTTTCAAGCCAAGAACAAGAACTGGTAAATCTTGGTCAAAAAATGGTTTTACAGTTTCTACAAGAACAGTACACGGTATAAAATCACCAACAATGATTGGTATTGGTAAAGGTGGCAAGATACTATCAAGAGACTGTGACATTATTATCGCAGACGATATTGAGGACCATGCATCTACTGCACAACCAAGTGCAAGAAGAAATACAAAAACCTGGTGGACAACAACACTTGCATCAAGAAAAGAGGAACATACATCAATGTTGGTTATAGGTTCTAGACAACACCCTGAAGATTTATATTCTGCACTTATAGACAATGAAGCATGGGATAACATAGTTGAAGAAGCCCATGATTCTTCTTGTACCATACCTGAGCTAGAAGAAGAAAAACATGTTGATTGTATGCTTTGGTCTGGATTTAGAACTTACAAATGGTTAATGTCAAGAAAACGTGACTCAATGACTACAGGTGGTCAGCAGAGATTTGAGATGGTCTATATGAATAGACCTGGTAAAGCAGGTGGTTCTATCTTTAACATAGAATCTATTACTAATTGTATGGACCACTCAACATATGTTGGTGATATACCTAAGTATAGTTATTTAGTTGCAGGATTAGACCCTGCTGCTACAGGCTATCAAGCTGCTTTTTTATGGGCAATACTAGATAATGGTGAAGATGAACTGTTACAAATGGTTGACATAGAAAATAATAAAGGTGGTGGTATAGAAGAAGCATATAGGGTTATTGTTGAATGGTTTGATAAATACCAATGTAGACATTGGGTTATTGAAGAAAACAACTTTCAAAAAGCAATTAGGCAAGACCCACGTATAAAACAGTTTGCAAATGTAAATGCAATAAAACTTGAGGGTCATGAAACCTATAAAAACAAATGGGATAGTAGATTTGGTATATCTACACTATCACCTATGTTTGATGACAAACTAATTGTATTACCTTTTGCAAATGCAGAATCGCAAGCAAAATCTGAAATGTATAGAAAACAACTTATGTTTTTTGGTGCATCTGGTAAAAACAAATATAAATCAGATATAGTAATGGCAAGTTGGTTTCCAATGAAAGTCTTAAGACAGTTGCAAAAAGAACAATATGCTGATATAGGAATTGACTACACTCCTAGCTATGAAGACTTTGATGTAGTAGAATGGAACGAAGCACCATGGAGATAATATGCTAGTAAATGATATTCTTGATAGAACTTTAAATTTAAAGAAAATGCATGATGAAGCACTTGTAGATAGACAAAGATTTCGTGCAATCATGAATGGTGGTACTGACGGAATAGCAGCATTATTAGGCGAAAAGATGAATAATATGGATTCTGAATTATTGCCTGCACCAAACTTACTTGTATCTGCTTTAGATAGACTTGCACAAAAAATTGGAAGAGTACCTGCACTTGATGTTCATGTTACAAATCCTAGAGATAGTGTGAGAAATAAAAATAAAAAAGATAAATTAGAAAGAATTGTTACATCATACGACCAACTACAAAGATTAGAATTACAACTTCCACAAGTTGCAAGATGGTTACCAGGATATGGATTTGCTGTTTTTGTTATAACTTCACGTACAGACCCAAATGGTAATGTATATCCAACAGCAGAACTTCGTGACCCTTATACAACTTTTCCTGGATATCAAGGTGCAAATCAAATGGCAGAGGAACTTGTATCAATAAAAAAGGTGCCGTTAAACAATCTTGTAAAGATGTATCCAGAACTTAAAAAATATTTTGACCAACAAGATAGAGAAACAGACGAAGAAAATTATTTAAGTCATGGTATATATTTAGACAATGATAATGGTTCATGGGAAAATCAAGCAGAAGTTGGAGATGTAATAGCTGAGTACATGAATCCAGAAGGAACTTATGTTGTACATGTAGGTTCTAAAACTATTGTAGATTTTGTACCAAATGTTTTAAAATCAGGTCCATCTTTTGTTTGTGCTAAAAGATATTCTTTTGACCAAATACAAGGACAGTTTGACCAAGTAATAGGTCTTATGGCAGCAATGGCAAAAATAAATATTATGTCTGTTATTGCTATGGAAGATGCAGTATTTACAGAAACAAACGTTGTTGGTGAAATAGAATCTGGACAATATAGAAAAGGTAGAAATGCTATAAACTATTTGTCTCCTGGTTCACAAGTAGTAAAACCTGTAAACAACTTACCATATCAATTATTTGAATCTGTATCAAGAATAGAAAGACATCTTAGAACAGTAGCAGGTTATCCAGTAAGTGATGATGCTATATCACCAAACTCTTTTGTAACAGGTAGAGGTCTTGAAGAATTGCAAGCAGGTATTGGTGCAATGGTAAATGAGTACCATACAGTGCTTACATATGCATTACAAGAAGTTGATTACAAAAGATTAGAACTTGATGAACTTGGTTTAAACAAAAGAAAACCACTTACAGGAACTATGAATGGTTCTGCATTTTCAGAAAGCTATACACCATCAGCAGATATTGGTGGTAACTATCTTACAAAACGTAAGTATGGTGCTATGGCTACATTTGATGAAGCAGGTAAGGTTATTACAGGTTTACAATTATTACAAGCAGGTATTATTGATAAACAAACAATGCAAAGAGAAATGGACGGTCTAGAAAACTTACAAGATATAAACGAACGTATTACTAGAGATAAAGCAGAAAGTGTTATGTTTGATTCTTTATTAGCTAGAGCAAGTCAGAATGATTCTAAAGCAATGATGGCATTGGTTGATTTATATAATAGTCCAAGACAAATGGGTACAATACTCAAGAAATTTTTTACGGCTGAAGAGCCACAAATGTCACAAGTAGAACAAGTGTTGGCAGGACAAGGTACTGCAGCGCCACAAGGTCCACCTCCGTCACCACAAGATGTAATGTCTTTGTTAGGGGGTGGATAGTGGACTTTGATAATGTAAATGCAGCATTTCACAATATAATTACATCAGAAGACTGGGAATTAAATAAACTAGATGTAGCAGAATTATATTTGAATGATAACTTGGAAGATGATTCAAGAGATAATTCATGGGAAACTATGGACGGTCTTACAATTATGTTTGTTCCAGGATATGGTAGATTACAAATGATTTGGATACAAGAGGAAGAGAATGACTAGACATAATAAAAAAGCAACCTCAATAGATTCACAAAGAGGTCTTCCCT